CCCTTTTGAAAAAACAGATGCATTTAAATTAGGTATCATAGACGATAAAGGTAATAGAATTAAAAAAGAAAAATCAACAAAACCTGCTGTTCCATTAAACACTTCCGAATTAAAAAACGCATATACTATTTTACATAAACTTGTTTTTAATATTAAAAAAATATTTGCGAAAGTGCCTGGCGTAAAAACAAAAGTAGGTACATATGCTGCTGCATTATTTTTACTTAAAGATACATTTAAAGAGAATTTTGAAGACCCAAGATTTATAGAAAAAACATTTTTGGAATATTTAAAAGAAAATTATGAAATAGATGATAGTATATCTGAAGAAGTCATTGGATTTGGAGAGATATTACCTAAAGGAGAGTATATACTTCAAAGTGATATTTTAAGTAAACAGTCAGAAGATATAGTTGCTAAAAAAGGTGATAAAGTTTTTGCGACACAAGATACTTCTCCTACAGATACTATTTTGGGTGTAGAAATCTTTTCTGTTATTCATGAAAAATCAAAAGAAACAATATATATAAGCTTAGAGGATATAAAAGAGAGATGAATAAGAAACCAAAATTTGCTGAAATAATGAAACGATATTATACTGATGAAACATTAGGACTCGAAAAACCTAAAACTGAATTGCCAGAAGAAGTACCAACAAACGCAACTGGTACAGCAGTATCAGGAACAGGTGATGATAGTTCTACTGTTCCAGTTCCACCGAAAAAGAAAAAAAAGTTTATTCAAATGGACGGTAGAATGAGAGAAGCTAAAAAATTTGTTGAACGTATCATGACATTAAGAGCAAAAAGAGAAGAAGCAAAAAAACAAAGACAGGTTAGTTAAAAAATGAAAAAAACTTTTAAGGAATATAGTTATCCTTATCTTCCTATTGATTCATTTAAACCCGAATCCGATTTAAATGCATCTACTCTCAATGCATATGGTTCTAGTGGTGCTAGTTATTTCGACACATATAAACCAATGGTAACAGGTCAAAAAAGAAAATTAGTATCTAAATCTCAACTAGACCAAGTTGAAAAGTATGCAGATAAAATTTTTAGGTCTTTAAAGATTGATATAGAATTTTCTAAACATTTTCTTGAAAGATTAAATGATGCAAGAAACAAAGAACAGATAACTACTAACGAATTACTTAGTTTATTTAAAAAATCACGACAAAAATATGGCACTAAAATAAAAGATATGGGTGCAAAAGCACAAGCAGTCATTGCTGATATGAATAGTGATGTTAATATACCATTTGTATTAACTATAGATAAAAAAAATAATGAATTAGATTTGATAGCTAAAACTGTAATGAGAAAAAAAGATTTTAAAACAAGTAATCCAGTACTAAGAGTAGAGAATTTTAAAAACTTTCAAGAATTTAATGAATTGTTGGACACAGTTCATAAACTTGATAAAGCAAAGAAACCAAATAATTCCAGATAAGAGATAATATAAATAGATAATACTATGAATAGTTATGCAATAGCAATGTGTATTATGATATCAGTATGGTATCTTTATACTGTGCATAAGTAAAAGGAGTTTGAAATAGAATGGGATTTAAAGTAATGATTATTATGGGTGTCTTAATGGCGACTATGGCAGGTGGATTTTATTTTTATTATAAGGATACGCAAAATCGTATTCAAATATTAGCAAAGAATAATGCTAAATTAGAATCAGCAGTTCAAACTCAACAAACAGCGATAGATACTCTACAACAAGATGCAGAGAAGTTTAATAAATTAAATCAACGATTGCAAATTAATTTAGATAATGCTGAAAAGGAGAAAGACGCATTATATAAAAAATTACAAAGACATGATTTAACAAGATTAGCATTAAGAAAGCCAGCATTAATAGAGAAGGTAATAAACAAAGCGACTAAAAAGGAACATGAATCTATAGAAGATTTAACTAAAAGACCAACGAGGTAATACATTATGGAAATAAAATCAGCATTATTAATATTGGGATTAATTTTTGGAGTAAGCGGTTGTTCATGGTTAGGCGGAACAAAAGATTTAAATATAAAAACTATTCAAGTTGATAGAAATATTCCTATTCAACCTTGGCCGAAACCAATATCAATGAATGGAATACATTTTTATGTAGTAACAGAAAAGAATTTAGAAGATTTTAAACAAAGATTTTTAAAGAAAAATTCAGAATTAGTATTCATTGCGATGTCTGTAAGAGATTACGAAAATCTTGCATTTAATGTTCAAGATGTAAAACGATACATCAAACAACAAAAGGAAATTATTATATATTATGAAATAGTAGCAGAAGGCACAAAGAAAGAAAAAATAAAAAAAGAGGAAGAATAAAATGGAACTAGATATAATAGCATTAGCAATGAAATTTTGGCAATGGACAATAGTGATTGCTTTAGTAATATTAGGTTGTGTTGTTAACCTATTTGATAAAAATAACGACAATAGAGTCAATTTTAAATATACAGAAATGCCTCATATGAAACCATTACCTATAAAGACAAAAGGTAAAGGTTTCTGGAAAGGTATCCTAATGTGGTTACTTGGTGTAAGACATTGGGAGATTGCAAAAGATTTTACTTTCGAACTTGAAGGTAAAAAATATATCATACCTAAAGGATTTGAATTTGATGGAGCTTCAATTCCGAAGTTTCTTCATACATTTTTATCCCCAATTGGTGTATTATTAATGGGGGGACTTGTACATGATTATGCTTATAAGTATCAAACCCTATTAATACGACCACCAAAGACTGGTTTAAAGAAACAAACTATGGGTATCATAACTCAAAAAAGAGCAGACGAAATCTTTAGAGATATTGGTATAGAAGTAAACGGTTTCTTTATTATGAATTACTTAGCATACTGGTCATTAAGACTAGGTGGTTTTATGGCGTGGAATAAACATCGTAAAGTCAATGCTAAAATTAAGTAAATTAAAAAGGAGTAATTTTATGAACTGGATAAACAATAGACTTAAAGAAAGAACATCATGGGATGGCGCAACATTAATTGGATTTGGTGTTGTTGTTGTTTTTTTTAGTCCCATTGCTAAGTTATGTGCATATGGCGCTATAATTTATGGTGCATGGACTTTAATAACTAAAGAAGACTAAATTAATTAAGGAGAACTGCTAACATGTCAGAAATGATTAAAGGAAATGGTACTAATGTATCATCAGACAAAAAGAATTTAGAAACAGCAATTGAATTTTTGCAACGAGACGTTGCAGATATGCAAAATATTCATATCAGATTAGACAAAGCAATTACGAAGATTATAGATGTATCAAATTCTATTCATATCATGTTAGCAGTTCATGAAGAAAAGATTGAACGACAAGATGAAATTCTTAGTGATAATTCAGCACAAATAGAAAACAAAAGAAAAGAATTAGCAACCGATATTAAAGAACTTCATAGTAGAATTAGTACAATTAATAGAGACTTATATGAAAGGATTACTAATACTGAACAACATATTATAAATGAAAACCAGAAAATTCAACAACAACTAAAACAACATATTGAAAGTTTAAAGGTTAACTTAAATGATAGAGTTAGTCTTTTGGAAAAATGGAGATGGTTAATCATTGGTGGTGCAGTTGTAGTGGGATTCATATTAAATAAATTTATAAAATTTTAATCTTGACATTTTCTTTTTTTTCGTGTAGTATTATAAGAAACGATTTGTTATGTACAACCATATTGATATAGAATTCATGAGGAGATTATCTCCTCAATTAGAACAATTTAAAGAAAAGGGAAATCATCTTTTTAATTTTAGATGTCCTTATTGTGGCGATTCCAAAACAAGTAAAGTGAAAGCCAGAGGATATGTTTTTCAAAAAAAGAATGATTTCTTTTACAAATGTCATAATTGTTCGGTGGGAAAAACATTGTCTAATTTAATAAAATATGTTGATGCAGATTTGCACAAAGAATATCTAATGGCAAGATATACATCTGGCGTTCATTCTTCTGAAAAACCAACATTTGATTTTAAACCACCAGAATTCAATACACACGACCAACTTATATTTGAAGATTTTTTATATCAACTTAAAACTTTTGATGATTTAAAAACTTCATCACACCCAGCAGTAAAATTTGTAGAAGAAAGAAAAATTCCACAAAAATATTATTCTCAATTATATTTTGCACCCGAATTTTTTAAATTTACGAATACACTTTTACCTAATAAGTTTCCATCACTTAATGGAGACCACCCAAGATTAATTATTCCTTTTTTTGATAAGGAAAATGTTTTCTTTGGTTATCAAGGCAGAGCATTTGGAAAAGAAAATCCAAAATATATTACTATAATGTTAAAAGAAAAAAATAAAATATTTGGTCTTGATAGAATTAATTCTAACCAACATATTTTTGTTGTTGAAGGGCCGATTGATAGTCTGTTTCTTGATAATTGTCTTGCTGTTGCTGGTGCAGATTTTAAATTAGATATGGATGAAAAAGATTATACGGTTATCTATGATAACGAACCAAGAAATGTAGAGATAATAAAAAGAATGGAAAAATCAATTGAACAAAATCAATCAATTGTAATTTGGCCTGACAATATTGAAGAAAAGGATATTAATGATATGATACTTTCTGGGAAAACTTCTGTTGAAATTCATAGAATTATAAGTAAGAATACTTTTTCTAATTTACATGCTAAAACTAGACTCATAAACTGGAAGAAAATTTAAGGAGATATAAACAAATGCAAAAAAACTTACCTACTCAATATCAACAATTTATTCATTTATCAAGATATTCAAGATGGATGCCTCAGGAAAATAGACGAGAAACATGGGAAGAAACAGTATCAAGATATTTTACTTTTTTTGAATCTTATTTACAAAAAATGCACAAATATAAAATGACAGATAAGTTACAGAAACAATTAAAAGAGTATATTTTAGATTTAAAAATTATGCCATCTATGAGATGTCTTATGACTGCTGGTGAAGCACTTGAAAAAGAAAACATAGCAGGATATAATTGTTCGTATGTTGCAGTAGATAGACCACAAGCATTTGACGAAATTCTTTACATTTTAATGAATGGAACTGGAGTAGGATTTTCTGTTGATAGACAATCGGTTAATAATCTTCCAGATGTCGCAGAAGAATTTCATCCTAGTGATACAAAAATAATTGTCGCAGATTCAAAACTTGGTTGGGCAAAAGCATTCAAAGAACTTCTTGCGATGTTATATCATGGACAAGTTCCAAAATGGGATTTAAGTAAAGTAAGACCAGCAGGAGCACCATTAAAAACTTTTGGTGGTCGTGCATCTGGGCCAGAACCATTAGATGATTTATTTAAATTTTCTGTTAAGGTAATGCGTAGTGCCGCTGGTAGAAAACTTACTTCTCTTGAATGTCATGATATTATTTGTAAGATTGCAGAGGTTGTTGTTGTCGGTGGTGTAAGACGTTCTGCATTAATTTCTCTTTCTAATTTATCTGATGATAGAATGAGAGCAGCAAAGACTGGAAGATGGTGGGAAACAGAACCACAAAGAGCACTTGCAAATAATTCTGCGATATATACTGAAACTCCAGATATGGGAATATTCTTAAAAGAATGGAGGTCGTTGTATGATTCTAAATCTGGTGAAAGAGGAATTTTTAATCGTGATGCTGCCGTTAGGGTTGCTTCTGAAAATGGTAGAAGACAAACTGATGGAATCGAATTTGGAACTAATCCTTGTTCTGAAATTATTTTACGTTCAAGAGAATTCTGTAATTTATCAGAAGTCGTGGTAAGAGCAGAAGATACTATGGAAACTTTAAAAGAAAAAGTAAAACTTGCAACCATTTTAGGAACTTTTCAATCTACATTAGTTAATTTTAAATATATTGCTAAAGAATGGAACAAGAATTGTAAAGAAGAAAGACTTCTTGGAGTTTCACTTACAGGTATTATGGAATGTCGTTTTACAAATGGTAAAGAAAGTGGTTTAGAAAAAAGATTACAAGAATTAAAACAAATTGCAATTGATACAAATAAAAAGTATGCAAAAGATATTGGTATTAATCAATCAGTTGCAACCACCTGTGTTAAACCATCTGGTACAGTTTCTCAATTAGTAGATTCTGCGTCTGGTATTCATACAAGACATAATCCATTTTATATTAGGACTGTGCGTGGAGATGCGAAAGACCCATTAACACAATTAATGATTGATGCTGGATTTCCTTATGAAGAAGATTATATGAATAAACATAGTATTGTTTTTTCTTTTCCACAAAAAGCAGATAAAGATTCCGTTTTTAGAACTGATATGAGTGCAATAGAACAACTAGCAATTTGGAAAATATATCAAGTAAATTGGTGTGAACATAAACCATCTGTAACTATTTCTGTAAAAGAAGATGAGTGGATGGCAGTTGGTGCTTGGGTTTATGAGAATTTTGATTATATGTCTGGTGTTTCTTTTCTACCTCATAGTGACCATATCTATAAACAAGCTCCATATCAAGATTGTACCGAGAAGGAGTACAACGAATTTGTAAAGAAGATGCCGAAAGATGTGGACTGGGGATTACTAAGTAAATATGAACTATCTGACCAGACTATCGCTAGTCAAGAATTAGCGTGTAGTGGGCCAGAGGGTTGTGATGTAACCTTTACTACTCCAACGGGAATCGCTGGTATATCTTAGTGCCAGAGCGATTTTAAAGGGGTATTAGGACGCTGTTAATATCGTCAAAGGTGTTTGTATCCTACCCCTTAAAATGATTGATTTGAAATGATAAAAAATGTAAATTTATATGGTAGTGGATTAAAAAAGGTTGGAATTGATTACTCGATGAGCAGTCCTGCGATATGTTTATCATATAACGAAGATGTATCTTGGTCTACTTGTAAGATTTTTTATTTAACCGATAAGAACAAATATCTTGGACATTTTGCTGAAGATAAAATTATGGGACAATCTCTCTATAAAGATTGGACATCTCAACAAGAAAGATTTCACGCACTTTCGAATTGGATAATGGTGCATCTGAATCTGGATAATTCTGTAAAGGTATATCTCGAAGACTATTCTTTTGGAAGTAAAGGCAGAGTTTTTAACATAGCAGAAAATACTGGCATCTTAAAATATAATCTTTATCTACAAGGCAATCCTATTATCTTATTACCACCAAGCATTATAAAAAAATATGCTACTGGAAAAGGAAATGCTGATAAAGAATTAATGTATGAAGCATTCTATAATGAAACCAAAATTGATTTACAAAATATTTTGAATTCTTCTATATCAAACCCTTTGACTGATATAGTTGATGCTTATTTTATTTGTAAATATGGGAAACAATATGAGCAAGAACAAAATTAATAATAGTGATTTTATTACTACAAAAATAAATAAACTTTTATCACA